CACTATAAGAGTTTTGTATTTCGAATATAAGACTTACAAAAACCAAGTGTATAAGCTGAAAAATACGCCGACCGGTGGACAAAGAGCCGTTAAGAAAGACGACACGTTCGATCCGCCTGAAAACGACATGTTCGAAAAGATAGACAGAGCAATAGAGGTAATATACGAGGGCGTAAAGATATTAGGCAGCGGAGATAAGATATTGAAATGGGAGCTTAAGAAAAACATGATGCGACCCAAAGCCGATACCACGAAAGCCGTAATGAGCTACGCTATGGTGGCGCCGAGAATATACGAAGGAAGAATAGAATCTTTGGTAAGCAGAATAACTGGCTTCGCGGATATGGTTCAGATAACGCACCTGAAGCTACAGCAGGTACTTGCCAAGATGGTTCCAGACGGTGTTTACCTTGACGCAGACGCGCTGGCCGAAATAGATTTGGGGAACGGCACGAACTACAATCCGCAAGAGGCGCTGAACATGTACTTCCAAACAGGTAGCGTAATAGGAAGATCCATGACTCAGGACGGCGACTTCAATAGAGGAACCAGGCCTGTATCGGAACTTACCTCAAGCGGCAAGAACAACAAGATAGCTTCCTTAATACAGACGTACAACTATTATCTTCAGATGATAAGAGACGTTACCGGATTGAACGAGGCGAGAGACGGGGCATTACCCGATGAAAGAGCATTAGTTGGTTTACAGAAGCTGGCTGCGGCTAATTCAAATACGGCAACTAGACACATACTCAACGGAAGTCTTTACCTTACTTTATCAACCGCTGAATGTATATCAATGCGTATCGCCGATGTTATAGAGTACTCTCCAACGAGAGATTCTTTTATAAGATCGTTAGGTAAGTTTAACGTGTCTACGCTGAACGAGATGGCTAATTTACACATGCATGATTTCGGCATATTTCTTGAGCTTGCTCCCGATGAGGAAGAAAAGCAAAGGCTTGAGAACAATATACAGGTTGCGCTTCAGTCAAAGCAAATACATTTGGATGACGCCATAGACGTTCGTGAGGTGAAAAACATAAAGCTTGCTAATCAACTGCTTAAAATAAGAAGACTGAAAAAGCAGGCCACGGACCAGCAGCTTGCGCAACAGAATATACAGGCACAGGCAAATGCGAACGCCCAGACTGCCGAAAGAGCGGCGGCTGCGGAAATGCAGAAACAGCAGGCGCTTGCGCAAACGGAAATACAGGTTCAGCAATCGAAGTCTCAGTTCGAAATACAGAAACTGGAAAGAGAGGCGGCGATAAAGAAAGAGCTTATGGAACTTGAGTTTAGCTTCAACCTAAGATTGAAAGAGGCTGAGGTATCAGGAGTCAAGCAAAGAGAAAGAGAGAAGGAAGACAGAAAAGACGAGAGAACGAAAATACAAGCAACACAGCAGAGTGAGCTGATAGAACAGAGAAAGAAAGAGACCGGACCGAAGAACTTCGAGTCGGCAGGTTTCGACAATCTTGGTGGCTTTGGCTTGGAGCAGTTCGAACCAAGATAGCATTAATTATATAATATCATATTATGGCAAATACTGAAAAACAGGAAGATGTTATTCAAGAGGTAGAGAACACGGAAGTAGCCGTGGCGGAAACCAATGAAGAGCAGAAGCCCGCTGAAGAGAAACCGTCGTACAGCGAAAAAACAGAAGACGGAACTATAAAATTAGATTTATCAAAATTAAAAAAATTCCAAGATGAGTCCACTGAGAAGCAAGGCACAGATGAGGTACCTGTTCGCGACAAACCCGACTTTGGCGGAGAAGTTTCTGAAGAAAACGTCGAAAAGACAACTGAAGAGCCTGCCGAAGAAAGTAAGGAAGAGGAAAAGGAAGAGATAGTATTAGAGGAGGTAACAGATGAAACAGATACAACTGACGAGACAGGAGTGGTTGGAGGCGCTGAAAATGCCGACGCCCCACCGCAACAAGAAGAAATATTACAGGAAAAAGAAACACAAGAACCAGCCGTAACACTACCTGAGAACATACAAGAAGTTGTAAAGTTCATGGAAGAGACTGGTGGTAGCTTAGAGGATTATGTAAGACTAAGTGCCGATTACTCAAATATAGATAACGATACTCTACTTAAAGAGTATTACAAAACGACTAAACCACATCTTAACATGGAGGAAATAAACTTCCTTATGGAGGATAACTTCCAGTTTGATGAGGAGCTTGATGAGCCAAGAGACATAAAGAAAAAGAAATTGGCCTTCAAGGAAGAAATTGCAAAAGCCAAAAAGCACCTTACTGGGCTTAAGGATCAATACTACAAGGAAGTCAAGTTGGGTTCCAAATTGACACCTGACCAGCAAGAGGCCGTAAGCTTTTACAATAAATACAACCAAGAGCAGGAGGCTTTGATTAAAAATCAAAAAGCCAGTGCAGATCACTTCAAGAAAGCAACCGACGCCGTTTTCAACCAAAATTTCAAAGGTTTTGATTTTAACGTAGGCGAAAAGACGTATAGGTTCAAAGTAAATGACGTGAGTGGTACTAGAGAGTATCAAAGTGACATATTGAATTTCGTAGGAGAGTTCCTAGACGAAAAAAATATGATGACTGATGCTAAGGCATATCACAAGGCGCTATACGCTGCGAAGAATATAGACAAGATTGTCAAGCACTTCTACGACCAGGGGAGAGCTGACGCGGTAAAACAAACGGCTATGGACTCTAAGAACATAGACATGGGACCGCGTAAGGCCGCACCCGTAGTGGAAGCAGGAGGCATGAAGGTCAGGATTATTCAAGGCGACGACAGTTCAAGGTTGAAATTTAAAGTTAAAAAGTAAACTAACACACTAAACAATTAAACAATGGGATTTAATACGTCTTTAGGTTTATTGGGTTCATACTCACTAAGCCCCATGCCTAGCCCAACTGTAAGCGATCAAAACTTTATCGACTTTACGTCATCGAGCACAGCTGGATGGGCACAACAGTATCTACCAGAATTGTACGAGCAAGAAGTCGAAAGATACGGAAATCGTACTATAGGTGGATTCTTACAAATGGTGGGCGCTGAGATGCCTATGAGTTCTGACCAGGTAATTTGGTCTGAGCAAAATAGACTTCACATCGCTTACAAAAACGACGATGTTACTGCCAATTCTACAGTTGTTGTTACTACTGCAGCCTCAGGTCTATGTACTTTAGGTTCAGCTTTAAACAACGCTATTAGAGTCAATAACACCGTATTAATAACTGACAACGCTACTGGTCTTAAGACTCTTAAGTGTATCGTTTCTGCTGTATCCGGTAATACGTTTACGGTAAAACCTTACACTCAGGACGAGCTTGACTCCGGTGAGGTTACTTTTTCGGATTCAGAAAAAATAAACGTATTCGTTTACGGTTCTGAGTTTCCAAAAGGGTCCGCTTCTATGTCAGGTGAGCTTAAGCCTCAATTCCAACAGTACAACAACAGACCTTTGATCTTAAAGGACCACTTCAAGATTGACGGTTCTGACACTGCTCAAATCGGGTGGGTTGAAACTACTGACGAGGCTGGACAGGTAGGATACTCATGGTATCTTAAGTCTGCTGGTGAAACTAGATTAAGATTCGAGGATTACTTAGAGTCAATGATGATTGAGGCTGAGTTAACTGAGGCATCTTCTGGTGTTGCAGATCACGTATCTAACGTAAACGGTTCTGAAGGTATCTTCGCGGCTGTACAGTCAAGAGGTAATATCTTTGAGGACTTAGCTTCTTTAGGTGATTTCGACGCTATATTGAAAAATCTAGACAAGCAGGGTGCTATCGAAGAAAACATGCTATTCGTCAACAGATCATTAGCATTAATCTTAGATGACATGATTGCAGGATTGAACGCTAACTATCAAGGTGGTGCTTCATTTGGAGTATTCGAAAACAGCGCTGATATGGCGTTAAACTTAGGTTTTACAGGAATCAGAAGAGGTTCTTATGACTTCTACAAGTCTGACTGGAAATACCTAAACGACGCTGCTGCAAGAGGTGGTTTCGGAGATATCTCTGGATTATTGGTACCTGCCGGTACGTCTAGCGTATACGATCAGTCGCTTGGTAAAAACATCAAGAGACCATTCTTACACGTAAGATATAGAGCTTCTCAAACTGATGACAGAAGATTAAAAACTTGGGTCACTGGTTCTGTTGGAGGCGCTTCATTCGTTGGAGACGACGTTATGGAAGTACATTATCTTTCTGAAAGATGTGTTATCGTACAGGGAGCTAACAACTTCATCTTATTAAAAGAGTCATAGGAAATAATCATTAACAAATAAAATAATTAAAAAATGAACAAATTTTTATATTTTACACAAGGTGACGGCTTAAACGCCGCATCTGAAATGGCTTGTTATCCGGTTGAATCTTTTAGAGGTTACAGTATTCCAGCTTCAGACGCTACTTCTTTACAGTTGCTATTCGTATCTTCTGTAACAGGAGACGGCGCTACTACTGAGGTTGACAAAGTTGATTTAACAATCACTTCTGGAAAACACAAGAAAGTTATCGAGTCAATATGCAAGGCTATCAACGATAAGACTTTTGACGATAGCAGCGGTTTCATCGTAATTGCAGATCAAGATAACTCTATATTTGTTGATTCTGACATCACAAACGTAGAGATTACTCACGATTCGTAATTATATTGAACATTAAACCAAAGGCGTCTTCGGGCGCCTTAGGTTTATTAAACTATTTTATTATATCATATTATGGAAAAAACAGCAAAGCCTAAAAAGGCTGAAAAAAAGGTTGAGGCACCTAAAAAGCCCTCGTGGGAAATAAAAGACAGAATGTATCTGTTGATAGGAAGAGGAAATCCTTTAACCTATACGCTTCAGTCAAAATCCACTAGAAAAAAACCTCTATTATGGTTTGATGAGGAAAAAGGCCTAAATAGAGAAATGAGATACGCGAGTAATCAGAATTCTGTATTCATAGACGAACAAGACGAAAACGCCATACTAGAGCACATAGTTTTCGAAAACGGCGGATTATTCGTACCAAAAGAAAATCAAGCGCTTCAAAGACTATTATCGTTATATCACCCCAAAAAGGGTTACGTATACAAAGAAAAAGATAGCGTACAGGAAGCAAAAGAAGACTTGGTAAGCATAGAGACGGAAATGGAGGCATTGAATACCGCCGTAGCCGTAGACATCGAGCAAGCAGAGGCTATTCTTAGAGTAGAAAAAGGTTCGGCTGTCGACAAGATGAGCTCATCTGAATTAAAGAGAGACCTTTATCTTTTCGCAAGAACCAATCCGGTTTTATTCTTAGACTTGGTTAATGACGAAAACGTCATGCTTAGAAACCTTGCCATAAAAGCCGTAGAGATGGGTATAGTTAGCCTATCTCAAGACCAGAGACACTTCTCGTGGGCGTCAAACAACAGAAAGCTTATGGAGGTTCCTTTCGAGGAAAACCCTTATTCGGCTTTCGCCGCTTGGCTGAAAACAGATGAAGGAGTTGAGGTTTACAAGTCTTTGAGCAAAAGAATAAACTAACAACTAACGATAACCAGGGCCCTTTAATTAGGGCCTAAGGTTATATTAAAAAAAGAATATGGCAATAGACGTAAATGAGGTATACACCAAAGTATTATCTATACTTAACAAGGAGTCTAGAGGATTCCTTACGCCAGGAGAGTTCAATAATATAGGCTCTCAGGTGCAGCTCGAATTGCTCGACAAGGCTTTTTACGACTACAACAGAGCTGTCGTAAGAGAATCGTTGGGTCGAACGGGTGAAGGCTATGCCAATATTCCAAAGAAAATACAGGACAAGATAGATCCCTTTTATGCGACGGAAAGCATATCGCTTACGTCTGGAGTCGGAACATTACCGACATTCTACAATATAATAAACATATCGGCCGACAGCAGATTGACACAGTTAGAAAGAATAGATAAGTCAAAGCTTAGCTTTCTTCTGTCATCTCCATTGACGGCACCATCTTCTACATTTCCTATATATTACGTAACGGGCAGTACCATAACGGTAAACCCTTCCACGATAGCAAGCATAGACATAGACTACATATCAGTACCCGCAGATCCCAAGTGGAACTTCGATACCGATAGCACGACAGGTGCGTTTACGTATAACGCCACTGGCGCGGTAAACTTTACTCTGCATCCATCAGAGGAGGTGGAGCTTGTAATAGGTATATTGAAATACGCGGGAGTGGTAATAAAAGACCCATCGGTATTGCAGATGGCTACAAGAGAAGAGCAAAACAACATTAACCTCGAAAACCAATAGTAAATGGGATTATTAGGAACAACAAGCGAACAAACGTATTACGAGGGAGATAACCTCGGTAATTACAGATATACATCACTAGCCAGTATAGTAAACAACTTTATGGTCGCTTATGTCGGAGACGGAAAGCTTATAAACAGCGTAAACAAATCCGACGTTATATTCCATGCCAAGAGAGGATTGCAGGAATTCAGCTACGATGTGCTGAAGACAGTCAAGTCCATAGAGGTCGAAGTCGGACCATCACTAGCGCTTATGATGCCGCAGGATTACGTAAGCTACGTCAAGTTGTGCTATATAGGAGACGACGGCATAAAGAGAATAATATATCCTACAACGCTGACATCTAACCCAACGCAAAATCCTGCGCAAGACCATAACTACGAATACATATACGACGACGCGGGTGACGTAATAGAGGGTGACTCTTTTACGGAAAAGAAATGGAGCGAGTTTGATACGGACAGCATAACTGGCCATTTGCCTGAAAGTGATGACTATTACATAGGAACCGATACTTACATGAACGAGGGATTCGGCAGAAGATACGGGCTTGAGCCGGAGCATCAGCAGATAAACGGATACTTTACGGTAAACGAAAGAACAGGAAGCTTCAACTTCAGCAGTGATCTTTCGGGTAAGATAATAGTTTTGGAATACGTATCCGATAGTCTAGGCACCGATGCTGAAATGAAGATACACAAGTTTGCCGAAGAGGCACTTTACAAACATATCGCGTTAGGTGTTCTTTCTTCGAAAA